CAAGGCGATAATTACGTTCCAACCGGAGAGGTCATCGGACGCCGCAACCCGGTCCACCGCCGCTTGGATGGTCCTTAAACTCTCCACCGTGTCGTCACTGTCGCTCCCAGTCGTGCTGACCCACAGCACCACCGTGGTTGCCGCGTCCGTCCAAGTGCCGGATGGACCGTTGCGCTCCCACACCCTCGCCGCTTGCGTGTCGAGGTAGACGTAGCCGTCAGCCTCCGCATCGTGCGCCGCTCGTCCTGCGGTGTTTCCGGCATCGTTCTGCGAATAGATCAGGCCGAGCGCCTCGTCTGATGCTGGCTGCGTGATTGCCCAGGCGTGCTTCGTCACCGTCGCTGCTGCCGTGCGATTGTAGCGGAACTCGTACACGCCTCCGCCGATGTCGGTCGGCGTCGAGAGGCACTGGTACTGCGTATGGTCACCTGCAAGCAGGAACAGTCTCCCGGCATCGAGCGCCGCTGCCGTCGCGCCACCCGACGCGATGTCGGTATCGACCGTCATCGTCACATTGCCCGCGTCGGCAAAGGTTGGAACCGTGATGGTTTCGAATGCGCCGGGGGTCATGGTGCCTGTCCCATCAGGGTGACCGACAGGTCGCCGTTGGCCGCAATCGGCGCGGCATAGGTCGAGATCAGAACCACGTTATAGTTTCCCACCGGAACCCGAGGATAAGCTCCGGCAATCGACAGGGTGAACGGGTTAGGCTTGCCGCTCGACACGATGGTCGTCTTTGCCGAGCCCAACAGCAAAGATATGCCGCCGCTCTTCAGGCGCATCTCGAACGACCAGGTCTTGTTGCCCCTGACCTTCTTCTTGACCGATCCGCTGCCGCTCACCGACGCCATGATCCACACCGCCTTGGTGGCGGCAGTGACGGCAACCGAGCTTCCTCCGATGATGGTTCCTTCCGTTGTTCCCGGCGTCACCGACATCGGCTTCGGCGCGAGCGTGTAGAAGACCGGGACGGTAGTCCCGCCTCCGCCGCCGGGAATAGAAGCAATCACATTTTGGATGGCATCGTAGGTGTCATTCTTGGTCGGTACGCTGTCATCGCCGTCCCAACCGGGACCGTAGACTTCAGGACTAACGACGACATTCTTGGCGTAGAGCGTGTCGGTGGTCGGATCGTAGCGGAAATCCGCATCGACAATCGGATTACCGCTCGCATCCGCAATCGGAATTGAGCCGGGAGGAGCGCCCGGCGGAAAGCCTCCGCCACTGCCGGACACCGCTTTAAACTTGCCGTCGCCATGCAGGACAAAGGTCGCTTCGCCCTTCTTCGGCTGCGGCACCAGACCATCGGAACCGTCGCGCCCATCGACATCACCATCCACCGCGCCACGAAACTCGGTGAGCGTGTTTATCCACCGCTCGACGTTCTGGAGAGCGTCGACCCCCCATTTCTGGAAAGATGCGGTTACAGGACCAAAGAAGATCCTCTTCATTTCAGTATTTGCCCGTGTTCACCAGCAGCGGCTCGACGCCGACTGCGAAGCTCCAGTTCGAACCTTGCGGGATCACGGATGTCATCCTCGCCATGCGCGTGTCGATGCGGTGCGGACAGAAACCGACCTTATTGAGCGCACTTTGCGGCGAGGTGACCGAGGCATCCTCCAATCGCGCCCGATGCGACACCAGCGAATAGACATCCGCAGCGTCGGTGCACGGCCTGATCTGGCTGATGAAGTAGCGCTGCTCAAACGCCTGTTCCGGCGTGGTCAGGATGGCTTGCATGTTCGCACCCGAACAGAACCCCATGGCGTGGTTCTGGCCGAAGATGCCGAGCAATGCACCTGCCGATCCGGAGAAGTCGTCGAAGCTGGTCTGCATCGTGTCGATGTTGGTGAACCCGATCTGGTAGAGCGTGTCGAGGGTGATACCGGGTTTCGACATGATCGCTGCGTATTCTCCGATAATGCCCGTGATGTAGACGGCGCGATCGAGCATCCAGTCGTAGACGATGGCGCGGTCGAAGGAACTCTCCGCACCACCCATCGACTTGTAGAAGAACCACACCCGGCTCGAGTTTGGCTCGTCCGCTCCCTGCATCAACCGCAAGGCCGCTGCGTCCCAATCGGCGGTGAAGAACCGCTTGAAGCGTTGCATGGCGAACGGCACCGGAGGTGCGCCGCCCGTGATCATCGAGAAGCCGTCGGTACCGAGGAAGAAAACACGCGGACCGGAAGTGATGATGCTGTAGGGCGCGAGCAGCCCGTCGCCCTCGCTCATGCGGTCGAACTGGAAGATGAGATCGGAACCCGGCAGGAAGGTCATGCGCCGGATCGCCGCCTCTTGGAACACCACGCCGAACTCGCCTCCCGCCACGCCCATGACCGCGCCGCCGTCGGGGAACTCTTGGAAGTCGGCACCATTTACCGCCAACGTCCATTCCTCGATGTCGTCCTTGGCAGACCACTGGACCTTGTGCGGCTCGCTGAGAATACCGGACAGGACCAGTTGCGCCGACACGACAGCACAATAGGCTGCGTGCGGCGGAGGACCACCGGGAGCCTTGCCGGGGAGCGGAATGAACACGCTCGACACGCCGATGGTGAACACCTGCGGGGCCACGTTGCGCTGGCATGCCACGACCCTGTTGACGAACTGGACGAAGGTCCAATTGTCCTGCGTGGCGAGCGGAGCGGTGGGATAATCTCCCACCTCGATCCACGCAAGCGTGGCGTTGTTCATGAGGTAGAGCTTGGTTTCGGTTCCAGCGAACAGCACCGGAATACCGAAATTATCGACACCGAGAAACGCACCACGGCATGGACCAGGCAACGGTGTCGTGTAGGACTGCCAGAGCTGCAATGGACCGTAACCGTCGCCACGCGGGATGGCGTTGATGGTCGAGCGGTTCGTCTCCGCCTGATAATCGGTCAGATCCGGCCGCCACTCTCCGAACGGTATGATTGCCATGTTTCACCACGCCTGTCCTGAGATCTGAATTGCCGCCGGGCCCTTGGTCTTCTCCGAGAGCAGCATGGCGCGTTCGATGATCTGATCGGTCGCCGCGATCCATTGCTGGAACTGCTCGGTGTTCTGGACGAGGGTGTTCACCCATGCGAGCGTGCCAGCGAGATAAACATCGGGATATTCCTGCAACAGCCAGTTGCTGTCTTCGGGCACCTCAAGCGGCTGAAGCTTGGCGTAGTAGTTGAACTCAAGATCGGTGCCGTCGTCCTTCGGCAGAATGTGGAAGAAGGTTCCCTCGATGGTGAACTTCAACGGTATCCCGGCCTCCACGTTGGGGAACTGCCGTGTCAAGACTTGCGGCGTGACGTATTCGAGATCACGGTAGGGGCTCCCCAGCCAAGTCAGCCGCCGCCAGGCGAGATAATCGTCAGGCACGCCCGCGTAGCCGTCAACGCAGGTGAACGTGATCACGCTCTCCATCTGCCTGACGCGAAGACGCCGATTGAAATACGCTTCCGCCAGCTTGATGCACGCGCCGACGTTGGGCGTGATGTCGGATCGCGCCATCCAGTTGACGACTTCGGCTTCCAGCTCTGCCTTGGTGGCGAATGTCATTTCAGGTGGTCCTTAGCCACTTCCAATCCGGGTCTTGCAGCTTCTTGAAGATGATCCGATCGAACTCGGCATCAGTCAGTTTGATACCAACATTGCCACGCTGTCTTTCTTCGTTCAGCCACAACTCGATGATGACAAGCGGGATCTGCGAAGTGAGGCGCATATCGCCTACCTGCTTCTCGCCGTTCTGCATGCGCTTGTTGGCGTCGAGAATGACCTCGCAGTCTTGCTCCCTCTCCGAAGCAAGCACGACACCGCCGTCGTCCAGATAGTAGATGGTTGACACACCATCCGGGTCTGCATGCACGATCTTCCGCATCACGACATCTCGGTGACGATCATGCTTCCGACAGCCGAGGCCAAGCCTTGGATCGTCGAGATCTTCACCGACCCGGCACCGATCTGGAAATATTCCGGCACGTTGGGACAGATGTAGAGATCGGCGTTGGTCGCGGCGACAGGAGATGCAG